TCTTTGTAAGAGACGCCATAGCGTCGGAGAAGGTTGGCAAGGCCAAGCATTCCGAGACCGACTTGGCGATCTGTCTCGCTAGGTAGGTACTCCCCACTATCTCCGACATTCGTTTTGGAGTGTAGGCTGCACAGCTCGGACATTCCGTTGACAAACGCATCTTGAATGTCATTGAGTTCACATCCGCCGAGGTTGACATGTTGAAGTAAACAGGTTCCTCGTGAAGGCAGGTACACTTCCAAGCAAACGTTTCCCCTGATACGATTTCCATCTTTGTCGACTTTAGTTTTGTTGAGCCAGATGTCGCCGCGTTTGATGCCAAGAATCAACTGATCCTTGACTTCTTTCGTGGCAAGATTCCACCAATGGGGATTGATGTTGACACACCGCTTTACCCAAGGAAGATCAGATCGATTAGCTTCAATAAACTCAAGGATGTCAGGATGGTTAAGGTCAAGATGGCACACGACAGCGCCATTCTTGTAAACACCCCCGCGTCGGAGTACTTCATTCAGGGTTGAATAGATCTTGGCAAAAGAGACGGGGCCGGAGGCTACAAGTCCTTTACCGTTCTCATCACCCTTAGGTCGGAGCTTAGACAGGTGGACCGCTACGCCTGCTCCATAGCGCAGAGCGTGACTGACGAATCGCCAGCTTGCTTCGATTCCATTTGGTCCTTCCATCGTATCTTCCACAACGAAGACGGTGCAGGAGACAGGAAGTCGGGAGGTTGGATCGTTGATCCAGTTTTCTACACGGCCAGTTCGTGCAATTTGTTCAGTCTTCATTACTAGGTTTCTTTGGACAATTAAGTACGTAGTTCTGAATGACCCGATAGCAGTACATAGCTTCCTCTGTATCCAGCCCACCATTGACTAAGTCAATAGCTGCTTCCAGTACAGCTTGCTGCTCTTCGGTCATACAAGATCAATCAATTCAGGTTCGTAGTAGTTCGGTCCTTTGAGGATCTTTCCATCCTCTCGGCGGATAGGTTTTCCATCCTCACCAAGCTTGGACATGTTGCTTCCATGCACTCGGTTGTATGCAGTTTGCAGATCCCACCCAAAGCAAGCAGCCATCTGGTGGATGACATAAGTCAGATCAGCCAGCTCCTTCAGCATGTGAGCCCGTGCCCGCTTGTTCGTGATGTCTTGCTTCAACAGCAAGTACGCATGAGCAACTTCAAGGTGCTCCTCATCGATCAAATTCTGCTGCAGATTCAAAGATGAAGTCGTCAGCCCGAGCGGCTGCTCGTACTTGTTCCTGAACTCGTAGGCTGCTGTTTCGTAGAAACTCACGTTCGTTTTCGAGGTAGTGGATTGCTTTGTCGAGATCTGCGAGTGCGTCATCTTTGTGTCCAGCACGGCAGATGTATTTGATTGCATTTCCTAGGTGGTAGTTGAGTTGTTGGTCACGGATGAAATCCCAGACCTCTATGCTTCCGCGTTTGTAGTAGCCTGGTCCCTTGGCATTGGCCATTGTTTAACTAGGTTAGATACGGTGTTTGAAAGAACAAAGTTCTGATGTTGCAGTGCCATGAAGACCGTGATGATGTCTTCCTTCTTGGCTTCAGGCAGCAGATCCGTCAGCCGCCGCAGCTTGAACTGTTGTTCCATTGTCAGCTCCATCACTGGAGGTGGGGGTCCAAAGGACTGGGGTGTTTGTGTCACGGTCGAAGTTTTCGTATTGAAGGATTTTGGCAAGCCGTGCATTAGAAAGAGCATCATCAGCAGTCAGTCCTTTTTCCTCAAAGGTTTCAACAACGGTGTCCCATGTCCAACCCTTCCTTTCAAACAGAGCCACAGCCCGTTTGATACCAATCCCAGGCACACCTCCGTAGCCGTCCGTCTGGTCACCACTCATCGTTTGAATCAGGTGCCAACGATCCCCCATCTCCTTGGTGATTTCAGTCACAGGGTTTGTTAGGTCAAACAGTTGACCAGGGATCTGCCGCATGTCTTTGTCTGGTGAACACAAGATGTGCCCAGCATCAGCCTCAACAGGATCAGTAGCGAAGACACCGAGAGCATCGTCTGCTTCCAGGTCATCAATCATGATGGTGTCGTAGTTATCACCACACCAGTTGAGAAGACGTTTGTAGCCGCATGGCTTCTTACGAGTTCGGTGTCCTTTGTATTCGGGAGAAATTTTCTTCCTGAAATTTGTCGGGCTACTGAAGAACAGCATCACATCATCCATTCCACCAAGGCATTCGACAATGCTGTTGAGTTCTCGTTGGAATCGATCCAGCACTTCTGAGAACCGACTGGTGACAACGATTACGTCGTTACCGAAGTCTGTCTCGTCTTCGCATGCTGCACATGATTTGTATGCGAGGTAGTCAGCGTCAATGAGCAGTGTCATTTACCTTGACCACGTCGTAGTTTCTTTGTGCCCTTTTGGAGAGAGCGTGTTCCGTTTCCCTGTCTGGTGTGCTTGAACTTGGCACGTGATTCAAATTGTTTCTTGGCTAGGTTTGTTTTTGATTTGAGTGGTGGCATTAATTAGTCCCAAAAGTTTTCAAGGCCGGGTGGGCAGTGGTAGTTCCTACGGGACGACCTACTGCCTAGCTTCTCCTTCCATTTGCAGTACCAACCAGCAAGATCTTTCCCGCTTGCAGGCACTACTATTAGCGGGTACACTGGCTCAACAACAAGCGATGCACTCGGTGTTGACCAACTGCAGTACCCTTTACCGTCGGATCTCCACCTAGCAAGCTTTACATCTATCTCGTATACCTTGCCTTCATACTTAAAGCAAAGGTCTGTTTTGCCGTCACAACCTGTATTCCGAAAAACAGTGGCGCCTTTGGCCATCAACGCCGCAGTTGCGTAGACCTCTCCAATATCCCCAGCTCGGTTTGCGGTGAAATCAATGTGTGTCAGCCCACGTACTTCCGGTACTAGCTTCAGCGGCGATTGGAATTCGGAGGTTGTAGTACTCTCCGGCTTGAGCTGCTGCAAGTTCAAGATTAAACATTAGAGTGTCCGCATGCGCGGGGTTACATTCAAACTGAAGTTCATCGTGGATAAATCCAAGTTGATGAGCTTCGATATTCAGTTGCTTAAGTTGTTCGTTGGCAATCAGCATCCAACGCTTTGCGATTACACCAGCACCTGATTGGAGCAGGTAGTTCAGCGACTTATGGGGGCCATCGACAGCAATACGTCGTCCGTCAATTGAATTGACATAGCCAACTGATTGAACCTTTTTCTTGACGGCATCAACAAGGCTCTCAAGACCTTCAATTGCATCGAGATACGCCTGGCGTATTTCTGCACCCTTCTTTCTCGCCTTAGCGGTTGGAAGCTGAGGGTCATACGAGAGTCCGATCTTTTCGTTACCAGCCCCGTAAAGAAAAGCATAGGTAACGGTCTTGACGAGCTTACGACTAATGCCAATCTTGTCGGCATTAACCTGGTGGATATCACCATTGAGCAGGATCTCGCCATAGCGCCCATCGTCATAACGACTAAGGTAATGCGCGAACATCCGCAACTCGATGCCGCTAAGATCGGAGCCAACCATGCATAATCCTGGAGTTGCTTGGAATAATCGTCTGAATCGTGCATCCGAAGGGACTTGTCCGAGGTTTGGATTTCGATGGGCACATCGATGTGTGTTAGTTGCAACTGAACAGTGGTGATGAACTCGACCATTTCTACAAAGCTTTAGCCAAGCATTGATGCCTTCCGTCAACATGCCAAGCTGCTTTTTCAATTCCAAGCACTGGAGAAATTCCAGAGCAATAGGAGTGCCGATGTCCGTCAAGACAACTTCATCAACGGTTGGCTTCCCTTTGTCAGTGAACTGAGTGGGTTTCCATCCGTAGAACTCTTTCATCACCCAGGCGATGTGCTCTCGACTGGTGGGGTTAAGATCCTTGATGCGCGTAAAAGTGCATCCAGTGAAATATCCCGTGGTCTTGTTAGGGCGACGAGGAGTAAACTCGCTTCCCGCAACGAAAGGATGCCGTCTGCGGAGAGCTGCTGACAACGATTCAAGTGAAGATCGTAGTTCCGATTCCAACTCATAAGCGGATCGCTCGTCGAAGTACCATCCATGGAGTTCTTGTTGCGTAAGGATCTCAGCAACCCGATGTTC